CTGCATGAAGTTCACATGTGAGTGAGCAGCTTCGATGTCATCAATCTTGAAAGCGTAGTAGTTAGCTTGGTCAACAACCAAGGTGAAGTCTTCATCATTCAGATCTTGAGCAGTGATCTGTGTGCCACGGGCGTAGCTTTGAACAGACACTTCAGGTTCTTTAATGATTTTGACACTGTCGCCCATGTTTGCGATTTCACCAAAGTAATCATTATTGGTGATGTCTTCAACAGTAGACGCTTTACGGAATGCAAGCTGTACTTGCTTGCTATAGATTACGGGCGAAAAATTACCATTAGGTAAATTTCCGTGACCGGATGCACTTGGAAAGGCCATTTTAATATCCTCCTAGATATGTGTTAGGCATATAATTAAATACGCTCAACATCACCACAGAGGCTGTATTTGATGGGTGTGTACAGAACAGGGATGCCTCCACTTGTCTATACAGGCCAACAAACTTCAGGTTGTTCTGACAGTTTATTGTTTTGCGTGACAGATAACTCTATGGGGTAGTGTAACTAGTATGATACGGCCCATAGGAGCAAGACTAGATACCTAGTCCTGCTTAAAGTTATACCAGTTGTTTCAGGTTTGTCAATACTTAACGAGCACTTCCGCTAATATCGTATACAAATTTACCTGATTGTAATGCTTTAGCAATAGCTTCTTGGTTCTTTTCATACTCAAAGGTAGACATTTTATTTACCTGTGACTCATAAAAGACACCTTCTGTGCTTTCGCCTGTAGGTGCAGAACGACTACTACGGGTGTTTACACTTTCAGCAGCACCCTTATCTGCAGTAGTTTTCTTAGCCTTAATACCTTTATCAGCTTTGTAAAGATCGATGGCACGGGCAGCAGCCTTTGCATCGCTCTCATTATCATACAAAGCATCTTGAATCCATTTAGGCTGTTCTTCAACCCAGTTATGGAACTCATCATCATCACGTATAACATCAAAGTCTGGATGCAACCGCATCAATTCAGCCTCTGCCTTATCCTTAGATGTCTTTTGCTCCCTCTCATCTAGCTGTTTGAATCTTTCATCCAACGCTTGGGTTTGTTCCTTAGCCTTTTTAATTGCAATGGTTTCAACAATCTTTGCAACATCAGGATAGGTCTTTGCCCACTCAGCTAGTTCTTCCTCACTCTTAGGAAGACTAATTTGTTTCTCTGTACTCTGCTGTAGCTGTGAGCGAAGCTCATCAATCTGCTTTTGCAAAGTAGTTTGCTGTTGCTGAGAATGTCTACGCAGATCTCCATAACGCTTCTTAAAGCTTTTCTCTTCTGCGCTTAAAGAACTGTCCTCAGATTCTTGTGGTTCCTGTGGATCTTTGTTCTTATCTTCAGCTATTTGTTTCAACTCTGCTTCTTCTTGTTCAATCTTATCTTTGTTAGCATTACGCTTACCAAAGGGAGAAAAAGCCTGAGCTTGTTGATTCTGATTAATTACCGCTTCTGTCATACTTACCTTTTAAGTTGGGGCTAACTGTAGCTGTCAATACAGGGAGATAGGTAGCCAAGGATGGTGGGGGTTATTAAGTACCTGTCTGCCCACCTCAGACTTAGGTATTCAAATTATATATTATTTTTTACGTCTTGCAACTAAACCACCCTTAGCCATCGCAAGCTCAGGACCAATAGCAGAAATATCAGGCATTGTTGTAGAAACATCAGGCATTGTATCTATTCCAACAGGAACAGATGAAGCTGCTTGATCCATTGAGCTAGACAATAAAGAATCTTCTAGTCCTTCTGTCAATCTATAGTCTGCATCATCTGAAAAAGAAAAAAGTTCTGTATCTGTTGGTTTGAAAGCATTTGAATCAAATTCAATATTTTCATTAATTGTTTTTTGATTTTGTCTTTCTATTACTTTCTCAGCAATCTTATCAAACAACATCTTATCTAAACGCTTGTTGTCCTCTTCAGCAGTAGAAAACAATGTGTCAATATTAGTTTTATTATTCACTGCTTTTTCAGTGGGTGTTAAAGATGCTTGATTTTGCTGTGCTTGAGTAGCAATGTTTACTTCTTGAGCACCTTCTGGAATAGTAGTAGCTGGTTCACCATTAATGAAAGTAACAAACATAGAACTACCATCAGGCTTCTTAAACTGTTTTACTTGAAAGCCAGTGCTAGGAGTAGGCATACCACCAACAGCCATGTTGTTCTCTTCTTCTCCTTCTTCACTATCAAGCTCATTCATGATGCTATCAATCTCAGAAGCAAACTCATCTCCATGTGGTTCTTCTGGTTTAGCTGCTTGTTCAGCATTACCCATCTGACCAATCTCTTCCATACGAGCCAAGCCTTCTTTAGCCTTGTCTCTAATCTTCATTAGACGATCTAGTCCAATGTATCTAACAACATCAGCAGGAAGAACAAACTCACCCTCGCTAAGCTGAGCAGGGATGTCATCTCTAACTTCTTTTTGCAAAGAGCCAGCAGGTACTTCGTTACCAGATACAGGATCTACTGTACCGCCTTCTTCATTCATGCCGCCTTCGGCAAACAGTGTATTCATATCGTTCACAGCACCTCCTTGTGCATAGTTGTTAGATTCTTTAGGTATTGGAAACTTCTCATTGCCAGTACTAGATGCAAATGGACTCTTATCTGCATCAACTCTAGATTTTGCCCACGATTCAGCTTTGTTATAAATATCATCAGTAGGTGCTTGACCACTTAACAAATGATTAAGTTCTGATGCAGATAAAGTTGGAACAATCAAAGGGTATTCTACTTTTTTACCTTTGTATTCAAACTCAGATGACAACTCTGTTGAACTGTCACCATCTGGTCTTTTCAAGTCACCAAAAAATCCCTTACCTTTAGGTGTCATAGTGCCGTGTCGCATTCCATAAGGAGCAACTCCCTGTTCAGTAAAGTTATCTTTCGACATTAACTTCATCCTTAAGATATTTCAATCTGCGTAAAGCAGCAATGGCTCCTTGAGCCTTTCCAATCTCACGCATCTCAGATGCTTGCTCCAAATCTTTTTGCTTGTTTGCAATTTCTGCATCAAGCAATTCTTGGAACGCATCCCATGTCACATGAGTGTTTACAAAGCCCTTAAGCTTGGGGAGATAAGTCTTCATATTTATTGTTCTTTCTATTGTTTTCTTCAGCCGTTAGTATTTGTAAATTCCAAGGAACATGAAGACCACTTACATCTTTACCTTTTAAAGGAACAATATGATCAATCTGATATAAACATTTATGATATTCAGAAAGCTCTTTTGCTTTTTTATAGAAAACTTTTATGTTCTCTTTATCTTCTTTATTTAACCAAGGAGGTACTCTTTGTAATCTACTAGCTCTTTTATGACTATCCAAAATAGAATGAAGTAAAGGAAACTCTTTTCTATACTTCTTCTTGTATTCATTAATAGCTTCTTTATTTTGAGTTCTCCAAGAGCGAATACGCTCTACTTCTGCGTCTTTATTTTTTTCTCTATATGCTTTGTTATAAGCAGCGGTACTAGTCAAAGATTTTTTTCTTTCTGATATACAAATTTTGCAACTAGCTGTTAAACCATCCTTACTTGCTTTTCGAAAAGAAAAGAAAGAATATTCTTTTTCTGTGTTACAAGAGGAGCAAAACTTATTCATAGTATATTTTATATTGTTGCCTGTGGTGGAGCCGCAGAGAAGCCCTGCTCTCCGGGAACTGGCGCAGCACCAACACCGATATTTCCACCACCACCACCAGTCATATCAGCCACTGGAGGAGGACCACCTTCTGGGCCACCAACTGGAGGAGCACCCTCTGCAGGAGCAACAGGAGCTGTAGCTTGTTGCATCAGCAAAGCTTGACGCACAGCTTCATCCATATTGTTAGTCACCTTGTCTGGATCTAAGTCCATACTCTTTGCAATCTCACGAATGATGTAAGGGAACTTAGCAAATGGCATCAATGCTGGTGAACTAGCAATCTGCAAGAACTGCATCAAGCGTTGACTTCTCACCTCATTAGCCATCAAGCTTTCTGTACCTCTGGCTGTGACTTCCAAATCACCCTTGATAGATTTATCAAAATCAAACTGCATGTTAAAGCTAAAGAAAGCTTTACCAAGCGGAGCTAACAAGTAATCATCCACATTCTTGATGATGGTTTTAACACTACCAGAGGCAGCATTCATCAACATAGAAATGCCAGAGGCTGTTCTTCCTACACCACTAACACCTGTCTGACCATGTGAGAAGGAAGGCATACCTGTTGATTCATCTGACAATTGTCTAGCCTTATCAAACAGTTGTAAGTTTTGTGCAGCCACATTAGGAAACTGTGTTCCAAATAAAGATTGACCGGGAGCACCACCCTGTCTCCTAAACACCTTACCCGGATACACTGTCATATCCTGACCGGGAACGAGATTGGTTTCATCAACCTCAAATACAAGGTTGCCAGACAACACTGCATTATCTACAGCCATACGCATAAAACCATTCATGAGGGTCTGGGTGTCGTCCATGTTTTCGGCAACACCAATGCCAAATAGAGAGTAGGGGTTTAGTTCGCAAGGAGCAGCGTAATACGGAATGTTGGCTGGCTTAAACGGATTCAACACTAAGCGAATCACTCTGTTGTTGCAGAACCATACATTGGCTTGCAACTCCTTAACTTCCAACAAAGCTTCAGGAATATCAATGTCGTTTTCTTTGAGCATGTCAATATCAACATTGCCCCAATATTCCAACACTTCAAATCTATCTACTCCCAAGTTGGGAGCATAGTCTCTCAAGTCATCTTCCCAATACTTCTTAGTATAAGAAGCACCTTCAGCAATGACATCTTCAATAACATTGTTTCTAAACAGAGGACGATTCTTCAAAGCCCTAAGTTGTGTAGCACTAAGCTTGTGTCTCTCAATAATATATTGAGCCTCTTCCATGTTGGAAGCATCAGGATCGGGATAGAAGTTCCAGATAGAAACATGTGATGTCTCTGGTACTGTCTTCATCTCAGGCTTGTAAGTGCCTTCTTCATCCCAACTAGGATATTCTTTGGTCTTAGCAAAAGGACCCTTCATGATGCCTGTACCAAACAGAGCCATCTCAAAGGCAGTAGAACGCAGGTGCTTATTAGCACCACTCTCATCCAACTGATCATGTATCTTCTTCTCCATCTTCTTAGCTGCCACCATAGAAGGATGGAAAGTGATGGATGAAGGAGTAACGCCCGGACCTTCTCTTAAATTCTTGGTGTTTTTAAGTTGTTCCTTCAGTGGTCCAAGTCTATCCATCAAACTGGCATAGGTTGCACCGGGAGGTAAATCTTTACCATCACCTTTATATCCAAAGGGAGAAACAACTTCAGGCTCAGCATCTTCTGGAGCCTTAGGATCAAAGTGTACTGAATCAACTACACCTTCTGGTAATACAGTTGGATCAACACTTAAAGGAAATCTATTGTTAGCAAATAAGACATCAGTGATTTGACCATATGCTGCAAGCACCTTGGTCTTTGTCACCTTAACAAACACTCTACTCTTTTCTGTCTCAGTGAACTTAACATCGGGTCCATATAGACCACGATAGTTTCTATAAGCCTTCAGCCAACGCTGTTCATCTTGTCTACGACTCTCTTCAGACTTAGTGTATCTATCGTTTAGAAAAACTAAGAGACTATCACCAGTAAATGGTGTAGCTTCGCCTTCCTTTTTATCACCTAACCCAATGGACTTGTCATCCATAAAATTGTTTGTCGCCATAAATACCCTTTAATACCCAAATACTGGGTCTGCTGTCTTCATACCAGCACCAGCAGAATGTAATGGATTGTAATCGAACAAACTACTTCTAGGTCTGCTCATCACTCCATACCGAATAGCATCATATAAGTGATCTTCAGCCTTAGTATCAATATCCTCTGGGTTTCTTTTGTCCAAAGGTATGATGGGTAGCTGAGCAATCGTGTTTACACAGTTGCTTGTTATAACTAGTCTTGGCTGTTCTGTAAAGGGGTCAAGTTGTAGCCTTCGATGCAGCTCATTCTTACCTGCCACCCTACTTCCAGCACTTCTATCAGATGGCCTCCACCTACATCCCTCTCCAATCATCTGTTCTGCCAGTGATGGACCTGTATCACCACGCTTATGCCAGCAACTACTGTCCAATACACCATATCTCATAGGGCCATCGTTCTCCTCAGCCCTCATTACCATGTGAGCGAGGTCTTTGGCAAGCACCTTGCTAACATATAGCTCACGATAGACCACCAATTGCTCACTTGGAGACACAGCAAACCACACCACAGCACTATAACTTCCGTATCCATAGTCACAAGCCCTAAATTTAGTCCAATTACTCGGTATGTGGAATGGTTCCACCACATGAATCTGCCTATTAAACTCAGGAAACGCTGCACCTTCAGCAATATCCCAGTTACCTTCTAACAATTGCTTCCTCTGATGCTCAGGAAGAGACAACAACATCGTCTCATAGTCACCTGTCTGCATCAAATAGGGATTATCCGTCAACATAGCAGGGATAAACCTACGCTTAAACAGTGCTTGCCCCTCTTTGCTGTGTCCTTTGGGATACACAAGAGTAGTTCCACTCTCAATATCGGTGGCATCGAAGGCTTTACCCGCTGGAGAAGGGTCAATAAACATCTTCTTCACCCAAGCATGACCCGGACCACCCGGATTTGTTGTAGCTCTCATGAAGATTGGTAGATCTGCTGCCGCTGTACGCAAGCGAGAACGCATATAGTTCCACGGAAAGGGCGTATGCCACTGCGTCAACTCATCAAAACCAATCCAGCTAAACGCCAAACCCTGATATCTCAATACGTCTTCGTCTCTATCAAGGTAAGACATCCACAGTCTAGCCCCTGATGGTGCTTCCCATTGCATCTTTCTCTCACTCCATTTGATGCCGGGGTAAATCTTTGGATAAAGCTCTTGACTCTTCCAAATAAGTTCTCGAAGTTCCTCTGTAGTGTGTCGTAACAGAAGCCCAGAAAACTGTGGATGTACCATATACCTCAGTGGATCAGCCAACATAGCGTAGCTTTTACCACCTCCAGCAGCACCACCATATAACACTTCCCTCTCTGAGGAAGCTAAGAAGAATGTTTGAGGCCCAGCATTAGGCTTAAACAACACTTCCCTATCATCAGCTATTGGTAGCTGTGTCTCCTCCGAGCTTGCTATCGATATATTGGGTAAGCTTGCTGTACTGTTCTGACTCGAAGTATCCTGTTTGGTCTTCCCTGCCGAGCCTCTTAGATTTTTCTTCGTACCTTTCCGCTTGCTCAAGGGCTTTTTGGAGCCTTCGGGCAAGGTTGCGGTAAGTAGTGGATTTTCGTCCATGAGTTCTTTCAGTCTTTATTCTCTTTAACAATCCCACATGGCTTATCGTTCTACCTGTTGTGGTGGTAAGCCAAGCTGCTACCTGCCTAGAACTGTATTGTTTTAAATGTTTCTTAGCTAGTTCTAACGCTTCAAGCTCTGTAGGTATTGGCTGCAGGAGGCTAGGGTCTTCTTCATCTTGTCTGTAACCAAATGGTATAGTGTTTCTAATTTTTGGAATAGGTACATATGTTTCCTTTGCTTTCGGTTGAGGCAATATCCAAGCCCCTAAATCTCTCTCACTCACTGCTATCTTTGGCTGGTAAAATCATGATGCCGTTAGGTGCTGTCACCTGAACTTTCTCTGTCTTCACCAAGCCAGCCCTGTCTAACAAATCCTTGGCAGCATTGAGCTTCTCTTTCAAGCCTAGCTCTGTGGGATCGGCAATGCCACTGACAACAGCCATAGCTGCTCTAGGGGCGTTCATAGCGATGTATAGCTGTGTAGCCTCAATCACTTCTTCCTTGAGAGTATCCATAATCATCTTGGTAGCATAGCCTTCGCTATAGCCAGCAAGCTGCCTAGCCTTAGCTGGATTGCCACCAGCCTCAGCAAATAACACCTCAATGAACTTCTTCTGTTGTTCGTTTAGTTCTCTTTTAGCCATGATTAAAATAGTCCTTGTTCATAATATTCTTCTACAGTGACAGTGGTGTCCATGCTACTACCAGCCTCTGGTGTGACTACCAAGGTGTCACCGGGATAGAGAGCAAGATAACTACCATCCAGTTTTAGATAGCCGTAGGCAGAAAGAACATAACCACCAACAATGTAATAGCTGGTACTTGCACTAGCATCTGTCCATTGAACAGAAACAGTTTTGTTATTGCCTCCATGATTGGAAACAAATAACAAATTCATCTTGGCAATGAAATTATCAGGACAAGTGTAGATGGTGTTAGCAGCTCCCGCTGTCAACACTTTTCCTACACTTCTAATCTTTGGCTCTTTGTTCACTTCTTAGCTTTCACTTTAGCTTCAGACAAAGCAATGGCAATGGCTTGCTTGGGAGAAGTAACAACCTTACCCCCTTTACCACTATGCAAGCCTTTGTCCTTAAACTCACCCATCACCTTAGCAATTTTAGCTGTTTGCTTTTTAGTAGCCATAGCTTATTTCTTCTTAGCCATCTTCTTTGGTATGCCAATCATGATGGCAATGGTAGCTTTACCCTTACCCTCTTTAGCCATACACTTACCTGCAGCTTTACACTTAGCAGGAGAAGGACATCCCTCACAAGGTTTAAAAGATTTCTTAGTAGCCATTATTTTTTCTTTCCACCAGAAGCAGGTACAGAAGCACCACAGTTTGCATAACCACCTTTGTTCATTTGCATCGGGGTCTTCATAGCATAACCACCCCCCATCATTTTCTTTTGTTTGTTAGTGGCTGTACGGCTACCTCTTACAGGCATACCACCCATAGCAAGCTTAACAGGAGGCTTCTTAGTTTCTTCATAAGCTTTACGCTCTAGCTCATTAGCTCTGTCCAAATAGGTGTTACGCACCTCTTGAGGGACAGAAGTGTCCTTAGCCTTCTCTCTATACATCTTTACTTTCTCTGCATCGGTAGCCATATTATTTCTTTCCTTTAGAACCAAACACATTATGAGGCTTCATAGAAGCACCAATACCTTTATTGATAACCATACCACCTTTGGCATAATTTTTAAACTTAGTATCGTAGTCTGCAGACTTAGGCTCAACATATTTACGACCACCCGGCCCTTGAGAATAAGTCATGCTTTGTGGATCTTTTTTAAACTGTTCATATGCTGAATCAGTCTTAAAAATCAAATTACCATAGCCACCTACATTAACAGAAATACCCGGACCATCTGGATTTTCTTCTTTGAATTTCCTCTTAGCTTCGTCTTTCTCTGCTTCTGTTGCCATCATTATTCCTTTTAGTTACCACTTAACCTTATCTGCCCAATAAGCAGCAGACATCTTACCCTTGTTTATATTCTCAGCATGACGAGCTTTAAAGCTCTTCTGTCTAGCTTTCTCCTTAGGAGTGTCTGGACTAGAACCAGCACCACTAACACCCTGCTGTCCAAACCTAATGAGCTTCACTGTGTCACCCTCTTTAGCTAACACAGCATGACTCTTCGTTGGATGCTTAGGAGTTGCCTTAGGCTTGTTATACCCTGAAAACTCTTCACTGCCTTTTTTAATCATCTGAACTTACTCACTTTCTTAGCAATGGCCTTAGGCTGTTTAACAAACTGCTTACCAGCCTTTGTACCCTCACGCTTAGCTTTAGTGGTGGCTGCATACTCAGCAGAGCTTAAAGACTTAATAGCTGCTTCAGGCAGATATCTCTCTCCTGTTTTAGCAGAAGGCTTACCAGACTTAGTAGTCCACTTCTGGTCTGTCCAATCCTTTAAAGACTTCTGAGGAGCTTTCATTTGTAACCACCTCCAGCAGCTTTGTACTTCTTCGCTACAAGCTGTGCTTTCCTAGCACTCCATTCACCAGCATCACCACCTTTAGTACCAGCTTTCACACTAGCTACCAAAGCCTTACGCATTGTAGGCTTGGTGTAGTTGCCAGCAGCATTAACTGTACTTTTCTTTGTAGCCATGTTGTTTCTTCTTTGGTAAGTGTCTATGCTCTTTCCATCCCTCAGCTCTCATAGCATCTTCAACTCTGTCTAAGGGAAATACATATCCTGTGTTTTTCTCCAGTGCTGCTCTAACATAATAAACATCACTGTGAAATAAATGCATCTTGTCTACATAACCTCTGTGTAACGCTAGTGAAGCCTGTGTAGCTACGCTGTAGGGGTATGTGTTTGTTAAACCTCTATCTTCTAACTCTTGTCGGGTGTATAAGTTCATAATGCTTTATGCTAACACACATAGCCTAGCTAAGGTGGTATGGTAGCAATAAATGCTACTCATAACAACCTATCCCAATGTATGTCTATAGCGTTGACAGTGCAGATCCTGTGAAGAAACTACTACCACTATCTGTAGATATCTGTCTATATCACATTGTGAAATACAGCTACCTACCACTAATATCTAGAACATACACCTAGAAAGCCCATAAGGGATGTGTTCATCTATGGCTGTTGTTAGCCCACCCTTTTAGCAACAGCTTTTAACAAGTACCCACATCAAGTCTAGTCTGGTCAGTG